AAGCTGAAAGACTTGAAGCAGAACGTGTTGAAGATCTGCGTATTGAAGCTGAAAGACTTGAAGCAGAACGTGTTGAAGATCTGCGTATTGAAGCTGAAAGACTTGAAGCAGAACGTGTTGAAGCGAAACGTATTGAGCAGCCAGTAGATGCGCAACCAGAATTAATTAAAAAGCATATTGAAAAACCAAATGAATTGTCCCCGGAACGGGTGCTTTGTGATTACGCTGATGATGTCCAAGCAGCTATACAAAACATGCCGTTAGTTGAGGATAAAAAACTGAAAGCGGTGGCGCTTCGCGTACAAAAGAAACTGCTAAAAGCGGTTGATGAATTGTATATAAAACTGCAACAGGATAAGGCTGCTTAATGACTAATCACACAAATAACAGACTAAAACACAGCAGAGCAACCCGTTGCCTGGTTACGTATTTATACTGGTTTTGCCGAGGCACTGGTAAAGTAAATAATCATGGATTTTTGACGCTTGAAGGCATAAGCCGAATAACCGGAGTACCAGGGTCTAGCGTACAAAAAATAGCTACAGGAGCATTTTAATGAGAATGAATGTCCGAGTTGACCGCCTTGTTATATGGTGATTTTACATGAGTAGAAATAAAGCACAAAAATCAGCAGCACGAAAGCTACTGAAAAAACCGAGAGGTAAATTGTTGCCTGTTGATTTGAATTTGCAAAGCCATCCTGATTGGATGACGAGAGCATTTAAGAACAACCGATATGTTGTGATGATTGATGATAACGCGAATATGACTGGCGGAATAACTGCAATAAAAGCAATGGTGCAGCGGCATGATGATAAACCGATACCCAACCACTGGCGCGAAATGCAGGCGATAAAAAACGAATTGTTTGGTGACGACGCTACTGGAGTCGAATTTTATCCAGCAGTTACAAAAGTGCAGGATTACCACAATATTTACTGGCTGTGGATTTTGCCTGACGGCGAATTACCTATAGCCATATAACGTCGCGCATAAGCGGAATTTTGGGAGCGCAGCGGACAAAATGTCCGACTTAATGCGCCTTGTTATGTTTGGAGTTTAAATTATGAACAGAATTGAAATTGTAAATATTGGTAGAGATTTAGTCAGGGGAATGGCTCCGCATGTAGCAAGCAGAAAAACAGCAAACATACTAAGGGAGGCTGTTGACGAACTGGCTCGTGAATGCAATTGGACATTTGATAACGATGGTTATTACCAAACAACGTGTGGCAATGGCTGGAATTTTGAGGGTGGTGAAATACTTGATAATGGCGTTGTTTACTGCCCGTACTGCGGCGGAATTGTTACAACATAACGACTTTTAATAACCAGCCGCTGCACAGCCTGGTTGAAACCAAACAGCGTATGGGCGGTCTGCGTTAATTTTATTGTTATAACTTTGGATTAAATTCATGTGCGATTTACCGACAATTTACAACGAAACAACGCCGACAGCAAGAATTGAGCATAAATGCTGCGAGTGTCATAAAACAATAAAGCCAGGTGATAAATATTTAAACATCACTGGTAAATGGGATGGTGATTTTATGACATTTAAACAGTGCGATGATTGCACTGATATATGTAAAGCAGCAAGATCATTAATGTCAGATTACGGATTATTTGATGACGAGGGTCCGGCAATCGGTGAGCTGTTTACATGGATTGATGGGTTTACAGACATAAATGGCAACATGATGGCTGATGATTTGGGTGTTAAGTTATAACCGATTAAATTAACTTGCTTGCGGAATGCGAGCGCTGGAGATAAATAACATGACGAACATGAACGAAAACACAGAAGTTAAAAAGCCCACTGAAACAGCAAGTCCAGTTGAATGCCTTGTTATGCGTTTCAATGCCTGTAAATTCCTTGATTTTACTGATAATTATATAGCCAAGAAACAGGCCACTGCTAACGGCCAGGTATTTTGGTTGCGCGATGTTTCGTATGACCCGACACTCCCGGCGATGGTGCAATTTTGCTCAAAGCGTGGTCGTTTAAATCATCCAGGTGCGTGTTTATGCAGTGGAGATAAACATTGTGGCGACTACATTGACTTTGAGCATACGGTAAATGTTCCTGACGCATAACGATGCAGCTCACGGGATTTTGTGAAGCGCAGCGTAACAAAATTCCGGTGCAGCGTTTTGTTAGTTGCCGTTTTATTTGTAACTTATTTCTATTATTTGGCGTTTATCTCTTGACTGTTACCGGTAACAGGAGTAATATATAGTTATAGGTTGAGCAAAGGGCGAAACCAAAAAACGGAGAAGGATATGAGAAAAACAACTATAAAAATCAAAAGACCTGAAGGCCATACTGAGATTATTAATATAACTGATAAATTTCCTGGTGGCATATCTGATCCAATGTTTGATCAGATAAAAGCAGCAACGCTTAAAGCAGGCAAAGGCGAGTGCTTATCATACAAAATCGAAAACATTGATGAGCGTACTCAGACAGAAAAAGACCATAGTCAAATAATCGGCAAAGCAATGAGTGAGTTATACAATGCCGAAAATGCTAGCTACTCAGACCCTAGCCGGATAATAAAAGCAAGAATGGCTCTTGAAGAAGCTCAAAAAGAGTGGGCTGAAAAATACCCAGAAGAAGTTGAAAAAGAAAAAGCAGAATACGAACGCGAAGAAACTGAAAAGCATGAGCGCATAAAAAATAGCGCTGGTTACAAAGCAGCAATCGAAGGAAGAGATTAAAAATGAAATCAATAATGGTAAAAACAACAGTAAAAATAATGTCTGTTTGTACAACCCTCGGTGATCCACGATCTGAAACCTGTGATTTTAATAGCGCATCTTTGCAGATAAGGCGTATAACTAATATACCAGACAACGTTAGTAGTGACGCTGCACTGACAAGATTTAAGCAAACAATAGATGCTACAGCTTATGGTAAAAATGGCGCTCGCATGGAGTTTAGATACAATGAGTTAGGAGCCGGAAAATTAATAAAATGACTGCATTAACAAACAAACAAAGACAGTCAGACCGCCGCGCTAGATTAAGCGCGGGCGGTTTGTTTAAACGTAATGATTTTTATGTGCATAAAGATGATTTGGATGAGATGCGGAAACATGAGACCAGGCTTCGCAAACGCAGAATCAAAGATGCGAGCTTAGGCAACTAACGATAAAAATAAGGCGCGGCGTGTTTTGCCGTCGCGCTTAATTGCCTTGTTATAAACCGTTTTTAGGATAACAGAATGACAATAGAATTACTAAATATTGATTGTATGGAGTACATGGCTAACCAGCCTGATAATAGCTTTGATTTGGCTATTGTTGATCCGCCTTATGGCATTGGGATTAAAGGGCAAAGCGGGGCAGCTAATAGCGATAGGTGGAGTTCGCCAATAGATAAAAATTACCATAGTCCAGAGTGGGATAAATGCCCCCCAAATACAGAATATTTTGAAGAGCTAAAAAGAGTGTCTAATGAGCAAATAATATGGGGAGCTAATTATTTTAAACAGGTTTGGCCGTCAAGAGGTGTGATCTGTTGGGATAAAAAAACTTCTGGCAATTATTCCCGTTTTGAACTTGCATCGACAACATTAGATAAGCCAGCAATGATGTTTGAATGGTTATGGAATGGTTTTAAAAAACAACAACCAGAAAACAGAATACACCCAACACAAAAACCTGTGCAACTTTATAAGTGGCTCTTAAAAAACTATGCCACGCCTGACATGAGAATATTAGACACACATGCTGGATCAATGAGCAGTGCAATAGCCGCCCATTACTTTGGCTGTGACTTCGTAGGGTGTGAAATTGACAAAGATTATTACGATGCAGCTATGGAACGGTTTGACCGTGAGACTAGACAGGCTGCAATGTTTTAGGTTTATAACAGAAGAATATGAAGAGCTTGCAAGGTGCTGAGTAAATAATGTACAGACAAACAGCAAAAGCGAAGCAGTGCGCGGCAATGAGATCAGCGAAGGAGCGAATACGCCTGGAATCACTAACGCCTGAGTATCCTAAAGAATTACCAGAACTACGAAAATCAATATTAATAACAAATTACGACTTTGGCGAAGAAGTGCATTTGTTTGAACTGATGAAGTCTGGCCGTATAGATCAGTATCGCGTGATTGTTGATGGCGAATTGTGGAAAGAACGAATTGGCATGTCTGGTATTTTAGCGGGTATCCGAAAATCAATGCCGCCTGTTAGAGCAATATAAAGATATTTAATATTTGCCATGATAAAAAAAGTCAAATATCAAGAGTACTTACAAACGCCTGATTCATTTCAGGTGTCTAGTAATACTTTTAAACGATACATAGACTTAGGGGTGATTCCAGGGGAAAGGATCGTGACCGGCACTTATTACGCCCACATCGAAAATGAGCGTGTTCCGGATGATAATTTGAAAAACACCATGTTAAGGGGTTAATCTATGTCAATGCCCAGACGACAAAAACGGAATCTCGACCTGCCAGATAACCTTTATCCTAATGGTCGCTACTTCAAATACATTCACCCGATTACAAAACGTGCCATATCGGTTAATCGGCCACGCGCAGAAGCAATAAGACTGGCAAAAGACACCAACGCACAATTATTAAAACAGTGTGATTATGGTTTATTAGGCACAGCTGGAGATTTTGACACGCTATTAGATGATTTTGTTAAAGATTATTTGCCAACAAAAGAATATAGACCAGTAACTATTAAGGCAATTAAACAAAAATTAAACCAATACAAGGGGCAATTCCCCCCAATACAGCACGTTACCGTATTGAGCCTGAAAGATTTTTTAGCCAGATTTAAACCGCATTCCTACATCAAGCACCGTCAACTGTGGATAGACATATTCAAATACGCCATTTCTGAGGGCTTAGTACAATTTAACTGTGCCGAAGCAACCTTGCGTAAGCGCGCACCTAAAAGACAGCGAGAGCGGCTTACAGGCGTATCTTACAAGCTAATACATGATGTAGCAGACCAGTGGTTCAAAAACACTATGGAATTAGCCAGGATTAGCTTGCAGCGGCGTGGTGATCTGTGTGCCATGCGTTACGCAGATATTAAAGGCAGTTATTTTTACATTCAGCAATCAAAATCAGCCGGTAAAGAATCCGCTAATCTCAAAATTTTAATGTGGCCTGAATTATCAAAGTCTATTAAAGCCACAAAAACCGTTCCACTCTCCCCTTATATCCTGCATCGTCATTCAAAACGTAGAGCAAACGATAAACAAAAACTGGATAACAGCGTAAAACCGGACTTTCTCAGCAAGACTTTTGCCAAATATGCAAAATTGGCAGGCGTAGAAAACGTAACCTTCCATGAAATTAGATCACTGGGAGCAAGACAATATGAACAACAAGGATATTCTAAAGCATTTATTCAGGCTTTATTAGGACATGCAAAAGAAAGCATGACAGATGTGTATTTAGACGACGATTCAGTAAAATGGACAGAAATTTCAATGTAGTTTGGAAAATCTATTGAAAAAGTTTGCCAAATAAAAATATCAAAAACAACGTAAGTCTTTGATTTAATTGGTAGGCACGAGTGGATTCGAACCACCGACCTCTTCCATGTCAAATACCAGGACAAACTGCGTTAAAATGTTGATTTTAAAGTAGATTGTATGGTATTGACTACTGTCAAAAACGTCACTTTTCGTCTATATGAAACAAATAGTTACAATACAGTTCGGAAATAGAATAACACATAAATTATATAATCGGAAACAGGTAGCGATAACTACCTGCCCCTAAATCACAACTTGGAGTTGACAAGCTATGACCTACAAGAATCTTATCACTAAAATTTGTGCAAAGTGCCGCGAAGTAAATGCGTTATCGGAGTTTTATCCAGATAGGAGAAAAAAAAATGGATTACAGCGCTGCTGTAAAGCATGTGCTGATAAACTGAAAAAAGAGCAAAGTCATACTAAATATCGGTTATTATCGAATATTTATTACAGTCAACGCGCCCGTTCAAAGAAAAAAAACCACCCAGTTCCGTGCTACACATTAGATGAATTTCGGGCGTGGGCGTTAGCTAAACGAAAATTCAACCGGCTTTATAAGCAATGGGTAAAATCTGGTTACAAAAAAGATTTTGTGCCTAGTGCTGACAGAGTTGATGATTACAAGCCTTATACTTTTGACAACATTCAATGGATTACATGGTCAGAAAATAAGGCAAAAGGACATGCTGACATGAAAGCAGGAATAAACAAAAAAAAGCTTAAAGCTGTCGTTCAAATGGATTTAGACGGTAATTTCATTGCAGAATATTACTCGCAAAACAAAGCGTTTCGTGAGACAGGATGTGACAACTCAAGCATATCGAAATGCTGTAAACGCAAGCTGTCTAAAGTCGGTGACTTTCGATGGAAATACGCTTAGATTATTTAACAAATATTATAAGGCGCTTTTGAAAATGATAACAATCGGAAACAATGGTCAGGAAATAGTTGATACAAATTACTGGGATAGCGACCACGCTCAAAAAGGTTTTTGCTATTTATCATGGAATGCTGGGGCAGGACGATTGTTAGTGCCGGATAGCTGGTTGAATTTTATAACTGAAATGAAAACCGCTGATATGGTTATTGTCTCACGTGGTCAATGGGCAGAACACAACCGCGAAGCCATTGAATTACTGTTTGAAGATCATACCAACTCCCCTTTTTCAATGTGCCTGGTAACAGACCAGACCGACCGGCTATTACCGGATACAGACCAGGGCGGTGGCTTTATTATTACTGTGTGGACACAAAACGGTAAAGTATTAACATTACCAGGGAAATACCGAGAGGTTGATAAGTTGCCTTGTTTAGAGCCGTGGAGTGAGCAATGAAAATAATTAACAACCTACTTAGGCGATACCTCGAAAAACACGGCTACTTCATCGAAGCGCCGAGCCTTGATCAGTACCACCATATACTTAACCGGATACCGCAGGCAGAATTTGAAGATCATCTTGAATTACGTGGAATAATCCATTCGGATATTGTCGATGAAGCCATGAGCATAGATGAAGATATTGCACAACAACTTTATGATGCCAATGCGTTTAATAATGTCTTGCAAAAAGAAGCTGATGTTCTTAAAAAATTACTTAATATTGAAGTTAAAGATTGACCCCTGCCGTTGCTACTGCCAAGCAAGATAGAATAACGCAAGCAGGATACGATTTTATAAGATCATCTATTAAGCCACAAAGAAATACCATGGACAATAGCCACGACAAGAAATAGTACGACATAGATAAAAATTGCTTCAGTTAGCATAAAACACCTTATTGAATTTATTTTGAACACCTTTTATTCTGCTGTTAGCTTTTTCAACAAATTTATCTTTATCGGCAGCCCTGGCTCTATTACGCATTTTATATATATTTGATAATTTTTTCTCTGAAGCTATAGCCATTCTGCCGATTTTAAATTTATGTCGGTTTTCTCTTATTAGTTTCTTTCTTTCACTTGCTGTCGAATTTTTTATTTCCTCCATAAATTCAAGCGATTCCTGTACGTTTTTCCTGTAATCTCGCCCAACCTGAGATTTTGACAGCCCACCTGTGAAGTTTCTTATAATTGGAATTCTGTAAGGCTCAGTATTTTCAAAGCCTGTCTGTGCATCTGTAGCTAGTGCAGCCATGCGCCCTACTGTTGCGCCAAGCCCGCCTGTAACATAGTTCCATGCGTAGCGGATTGTTCCAGGAGCCACATCAATTAATCCGGCTGAATATTCATTACCACCAGTAATACTATTCATCGTTGATGCAATAGTTTTTTCCCATGATTTATTAAATGATGGATAGTGTGTTTCAGAATCGGGCTTGCGCGGCTTCTCAAATGACCCATGCTCTTTATTTATCTGATACCCAGCAAAGTTCTCATTCATAATACTAACATCAACAATAGGCGTTATGATTGTAGGATAAACATTGCCTATTGGATTTGTTGCTGAAACAGTGGAAATTAGCGCTTCTTTAGCAACTGCGAGTGGAGACTTGCCTTTAACTCCATCACTAATTCCATAATGCATCAGGTCATTAAGCCAGTAACCCATATTGGGGATTAAGTTCAAACCATAAGGTAATGTAAATTTAACAATGTCTGTATCACCAGGGCCATATGCAAGCAGTAGGTTTCTGCGTTTCATATAATCCGGTATTGCATCCCACTTATCACGGTCATCATCGCCCTCACCCAGCGCTTGCCGACTTATTTCAGCGAGCATAAACCCTGTTGCTACTGTTCCGATTAAAAACGCTCGTCCTTTGTTGCTTTTAATCAGCCTTTCGCCAACATTAATAGACACCCTCGCGCCCTGAATTGATGCATTGTAAAATAACCACAATGCATTTGCCACAGATGCCGACTCACCTTTTCTATTAAAGTCTACGGTTAAATTTCTAACAACAAAAGCCGCGTCCTGTATGCTTATTTTGCGTTTTCTCAGTACCATATAAGCTGATAATCTAACAGCGTTTTCTACCGCTGAGTTTAGATTAGAAACAAAATCAAGCGCACCATTTATTGTTGATTTTGTCACACCCTCAGATTTAATTTTACGATCCAGGCGAGCCTTTAGGCTTTCAATATCCCGCATGGAATAAAAGGCAACCTTACCACCGCCTTTTCGCATTTCATTATAATATTTTCCAACTTCTGTATCAGCGCCTTCACCGCGTTCGTGCATCCATACCGCTTTTAACGAAGGCCCCCAATTTTTTAATACTTCACTCTTCAGTCCCTTCATCACTTTTTCAGGATTATCGTGCATACCTTCAAGGTGTCCGGTCTGTGATGCAATATTTGTAATCGCCATTTGAATATCACGCATAGAATTTGTAAATATAAAGTCCGGGTTAAACGATGTATATATAGCCGCAAGATAGCGATTTACTAAAGCCAGAACACGGACAAGCGGCCCTGACTCAAGCACACCAAGTCCTTTAAGCTGGCGGTTAAGTGCCTCATCTTTTATATCAAGATAATATTGATCGCCACCCATTCTGAATGCAAAAATATGGGGTTTATTCATCCATGCTGGATCAATGCTATTAACCACTTTCCCATTCCGAAGTGTTTTTTTAGTCGTTGTTACATTAGATGCAAACTTGCCAATATCACTGATCTCGTCAAGCAGCTCCTCGAACAATTCCCCCTGAGCGTCAACAGATTGCTTTGTTTTTACTTTATATAGTTTCCATATCGTAGGATCTGGCGCGTCCATATACAAATTAGCAATAGCTTGACCAACAGTAGCTTTCTCTGAGCGTATCACCCCTGCCTCTGCTTTAGCAATGGCATGAGGTAGTATGTTTTCAGCGGGTGTTACACGGCCTAGCGCGCGCTTAAGCCCCGTTCCTCTAATATCAAACTTCTTCCCGGTTAGCGCCGATAATAATGCTTCTTCCTCTTTATTCCCTTGTAGTGGCACGTAGTTTGGATATTTTTTCTTTAAAGTTGATCTGATTTTTTCTGTTATAACACCATGCTTAACCAGCATATTCATATTATCGTCAAGCATAGCTCTAATATGCACAGCCGCTTGCTTCAATGCTATTTGTTCATCCGATGAAAACTTGTTTTTGATGGCGGTAGCTTCTGCGTCAGTGATCCCGGAACCCTTCGGATTAGATTTATCAATTTGGAGTACCCACGCGTTACGCTCTGGTGCAAAAACGGCGTACATCCACTGTTCAAGATCCTGGCGCTTTAAACCATTATTCTTTAATACTTCCATCGCAGGATCAAGATATTCACGCTCAATTATTTCAAACCCTTCGCCAACTTTGCCATAAAAAGTGGCTTCTTTTTTTATCGCGTCTGATTGTGCAGGCGTATTATGCTCACCGTGTATCTTCTTTTGGAGCTTCGCTATCCGATTCCAGCGATAAATAGCCTTTGCTTCAAGTTTCTCAATAAGTGTTTCGTGTGTATCCCATGTTTCCTCATTAGTTAATGGCTGTGAGTCGCTATCTATATGGGTTTCACCACCCTTACGACTAAACAACGGCTGACCCTGCGTCACAGAGCCGCGCATCTTGTCGGTTATTGGGATTGCATGTACAGCTTGTGTTTCGCCTAATGCGTAGCCTGGTGTTTCAATCGTTGTTCCTGTTACCCGGCTATTCCATTTTTTAACATACTTATTAACCATTTTAGGCAGCATGGAATCATAAAATCCTTTCATGCCTTCGCCGCCAACTTTGAGATCAATACCTTTAAGTTTTACAACATTTACTGCTTTTGAGTCTGATTTTTTTTGTTTAATTACTTTTTCCGCTAAATCTTTACCTATTAAATCTTTTAGACCAGTTTCAGTAGTGCTTTTTTGTATGATTTGCGAACCATCTTTCGATCCAGATACGATCCATTCGCCATCGCTTCTCTTTAAAACCGATAATTCATCTAACTGTTTACTTAAATCGTACTGCTCATTTTGTTGTTCGCCAGTAGTCCACGCGATTTTATCAAAGCCACGAGTAGTCGCCTCTCTTATCATGCGCTTCATTATCAGCATAGGCCATGTGGTTTTGAAGGGTGCGTTTGGTACACCGTTAGCAGCTAACACTAATCTTACATCCTTATCCCTTTCATTTGCATTTCTTGCTGTCCACCACGCATCACCACCGTACTTGGCTTTCATTTCTTCTCTAAAGGCAATAAGCTCCATCCCATCATTTTTAATATATCCTTTTTTGCGGCCTCCCTGATGCCAATCAGATTGCACTTCTTCCAGGAATAATACCCGCTTACCATCAGCATCAATACGCTCATCGAAACGGACGTGAGCTAGGATGTTTGGTTCGTCGTAGTGGGTACCATGATATTCATTACGACTTTTTGACGATTCGACAAGAAGATTAAGTTGATTATTCGCGCCTATTTCGTTATTTGCAGTTTCAATAAGATTTCCAGCACCGTCTACAATATGCCACTTTCTTTCGCTAACAGTTCCTTCATGGTTTACAGGTGGGATTTTCTTGTAATTTGTTCTTGGAAGTGCGGTTTTTGCAGGCAGCACCAACAACAACTCTGTGTAGTTTTCTCCGCCTGGTAGCTGGTAGTTTGAAAATTTTGTAGAGTCGCCATAACCATCTTCAGTCAAGATAGGCTCTTCTGATATTTCGCCTCGCCACTGCTCTTTAATGTTTTCTACTTCTGCGTTGGCCTCTTCAATCGCGTCATCCTTGCTGCCTCTCTGTAAGTCTGCTTTATCAATATACACTCTCCCGTACGCCCATTCACCACCATCTTTATCCGCTCTGAATATTTCATTTTCATGGTCGTATACGCTGATATAATCATCTTCTATATCAATTGAAGATGAGTCTTCATCTATCCACTCATTTTCTCTTTTAAGCGCATTTTTAGCATCGGTTAATGAGTCAAAATATTGCGTTTCACCGGTTAGAACAACCTCGTATTGATCGCCCTTCTCAACCTCTTTAATCTGAATCTGATTAGCCGTAATATAATCCAGCACGTCAGATTTAGTTATTTTCTTCATGGCATTGGATTTTAACCATTCATCAACGCCAGACCACTCGTATTCTTCTTTTTTGAACTGACCTTTATTAACAAATGCAGTTATGGTTTTCGCGTAGGAAGCACCCGTACCTTTGCCTTGTAGTTTATCGGCCAATACGCGGTGCATTTGTGAGTAGAAAATATGATCGGCTTCATTACTTAACTGCGCCTTTTCCAGCCCGGTATGCAAGTCAGACTCAGGGAAAGTCTTTTGATCTGCACCACGCGCAATTGACGTGCTTATATCCTGCACGAGCTGGATTAATTCACCCTTTGTAACTTTGTCAGTGAGCCAGCCTTTATCAATCAGGAAATTGCGAATCATCTGAATCAGATCGTTCCACAGCTTGCTTAATCGGGCGAGTTTGTTTTCGGCAATACGAGCAAGGACTTCTTCGGCTTTTATGTCCTCAGTTTGACCACGATAGTCATTATCAATCTCAGCCCATAGTTTTTTCAGACTGCGCTCATTACGAGAAGCCTTGATCCGGTCTATTATCTTTTGTTTAACAGCCTTAAAAAAGAGGTTAAGGCCGTGGTGAGCCAGTATTTCATGCCGGAGGGTCGATAGTGCGTCCTCGAAGTTATGCAGGTCGCTAGCGATAAGGATAACTTCGCCTGTGTTTCCATAATATGCACCGCCAATATTGGTGACGCCTTCTTCACGTCTGAGGCGTTCAACTTCGTCCTTGCCAAAAGCTGCTTCCTTATCTTTATAAACTCGGAATTTGATACCGAAGGGGTAGCCTTTGTGTTGTGACTTAAATTCACTGATAGCGTCCTGTGCAGTTTTTAAAGAAATACCGGGTGCGGTCTTTCTATTTTGCGCTACAGAATGACGGGAGTAAAGCGCTGTGCCTTTTTCGGTTTCTTTGGTTTTTACTTCATTAAAAAATTCATCATAAGCGCCATTGATAGAATCCAACTCCTCAGCTTGAGCATAAGGATAGCTATCCTTTTCTTCCATGCCTAATGCTTCAGATGCTTCCCAGTATTCTTGAGATACGATATTAGCCAGGTAGTCATTTGATATGTCTTTTTCTTTTAATTTTGAAATAACATAACTTTCAAAAGAACGCGCTGCCATTTCTCGCATGGTTCCCCAATAATCTTTTGTCCGCTTGCCATCGAGTATCCTTGCGCGTTTTGGCAGACCTGATTCTTTAATTGCATCAGATATGCCTTTAAACCTTGCTACCATCGCAGGACGGATGGATTTATTTAACAGTTCTCGTGGGCGCTCAGTAACAAAGGACGCGCCTTCACCACGTATTCTTGAGAAATAATTATCTAAGCCATGAAACCACTCGTGAGCAAGCGATCCGGCACCATCTTTCTTAGTCAGATTGATGACGATTTTATCTTGCTCATAATGCGCTTTAGCTGCATCTTTACCACCAATTCCACGCGCACCAAAGGCTAAACCAAGTTCTCCATTCAGCGATAATGATTTAGGCGGTATATCCAGAAGTTTAGCCAGATCCATCAGCCCATCGTAGGCATCGTTAATGTCTTGCTGGCGTTTTTCCTGACCAACCCAATTACCAAATTCAACGCCACGGAACCCGAATGTATCTGCAAATTCTTCAGCCGTTACATTCTTACCGTTACGATAATCTTCACCTAAACGAGCAGTATTAACGTCTTTCCTATGTTTTGGAATCGCTTTGAACTTTTCTAACTTATCTTCTATTTCCTGCTGGTTTTCATTAACATAAGCCCTTGCTTCAGCCGATGTTTCAAACCCTTCTGCAAGGTCAGCATGGTTCCGCCCGATCTTTTTACCAATTATCCAGCCACGACTACCCTCTGTGCCACGGTACTTATATACATCAAACTTTGTTACACGCTTACCTTTTGGCTGATTTTCTATTGTCTCTGCATGTTTTTTTAATGCAGCAATGGCTTCTTCTCGTGTATCGGCTTGTATAATATTTCCACCCATGCCGCCAAACGATTCCTTACTTTTAGCGGTAACATCAACCACCCATTTTGTTACATTTTTCTCACCATTCCAGATAGTATAATGCACTTTTTCGAGCGTCACGCCTTTTAAGCTGGCACCGCTTTCAGGAAACCCGAACTCAATCAGCAAATCAATACGGTCAGCTAGTTTAGATAGGTTTTCATTCTCACGCAGACCAGAAATGAATTTATCGGCGAAGCTATCACTATCAAGAATACTATTAGCAGTATTACGCGCCAACTTAACCGCTTCAACATAACGTGCTTTTTTGTACAGAGTTCGCCCTTTTGTTGGTATCTCGTCACGCATTACCTTGATAGCCGCAAGCGCCGTTTTATCCGCACCATTAGCTGCCAATGCTTTATAGTTTGGCTCAGGAAATGACTTGCTTAGTGGCAAAGTTTCAAGTTCATCTTGAGATAGATTCTTGCCTACCTGCTCTCTAAATCCAGACCATGCATCTTTTCTGGAACCGCCTATTTTCTCACCGAAGTCTTCAATCTTCTCACCAGAAACTTGATCCATATCATCTTTTTTTGTTTCTTGGTTAGCTTTTGATTTAACGGCTTTATTGTCAGCCTTGTCAATTACGGCTCCAGTCTTTATTTTATTTTCTTGACTGGTTTTTGATTCTTTATCAACCGTATCAGTTTTTACCTCTGTTTCTTTATTTTGAGTTTTGTCAGCAGGGTAAGCCGCTTTCAAATCATCCAGCGTGTATTCACCACTGCGAAATTTGCTAATAGCATCAAGGCGGTCTTTTCCGGTAATGGCAGCGTCATCAAGTACTTTAGTTGCAGTTAGTTCGTTAGATTCTTTTGTCTTGGCTTCTTCCTGTTTTGTTTTTTCTTGAGTTTTGCCAGTTTCTGTCTTAATGCTTTTGTTTATGTCGGTAACAGGGGTAGTTTCCGACTTAACAGTGGGTTCAGCTTGTTTTGCGGCTTCTGTTGTAAAGGTTTGTGTGTTTGATTGTAAAGGTTTGGCAGCTTCGTTGAATGTATTAGCCCATTGTTTCGCCAATGTGTCATTATTTTCAAACAAGATTGCCTTAATATCTTTAAGTGATTTGTCACCGTTTGTTACTTTTTCAACCCATCCTTTAACTGCTTTAATGTCGCTTGCTATGCTTTGCAATACTTGCCCATGTTTTTTACGATTGAGTTTTCCAATATTTACTTTATTGCCATTATCGAATTCGATGTTTCCTTTATGATCTTTTGGCGCATTACCTGAAACTGTTTTGTGCTGTGACTCAAGAAACGTAATAACAGCGTTTAATTCTGCAATATCTTTATCCCTGTTGCCTGCGTGGTCAGATACTTCTATAGGTTTTTTATTTTTTGTATCATTGCCGTCGTTGAAGAATGTATCTAGTAGGTCGCTCTCGCTGTCCTTTTTCCCTTCTGGATTTGCCCTGTCAATAGCTCTTTTTAAAGAAACCGCATCTAATGTAAGTTTAGCGCGTTTATTGCCAAGTACGCCGGTTACTACATAACCATCATTTGTAATTGAGTCAATCGAGACACCACGAATCATTTTTCCTGTGTTTGGTGTTATTTTTCCTATTTTTTGACCAACAACAAAATTAAGTTTAGTTTTCGTTTCTACTATTTTTTTCTTAAAATTTTGATTATCAATATATTGCCATGCGTTAGATATTTCTGTTTGAACTGCACCGCCATCTACGCCATTTTCAATGTTTTCAGGGATGAAGTCACCCAGGTCTTTTCTAACAAAATCGACGGCTTCTCTATATGATTTAACGCCACTTTCTTTTGCTTTTTGTACAGACTCGATTAGTTTAATGTCTTTTTTATCAGGCGTAGTACGTTCAAGATTAATGTTGCGCCATTTATTATTCGACTCTGTAGATGTTTTACTAAGTTGATAGATGTTGCTGGTTTCGGCTTCTTTTTGTCCAGTGGCAGGCTCAACCAGATTGTTTTCAGGGCTGGTCGCTGCTTCGTGTGCCGCTTTATCAATCAGCTTTTTCTTTTTTAAGTTCCCTGATTTTGCTCTTTCTGGCTTGATTGTTTCTGCTTCCGGCGCTGTCTGCGCTGGTGCAATACGTGCATTGCTACCAGGTTCACTTTGCTCTTGTCGATTTTCCTGTCCTTTTTCATTGGTTTTATCCTCACTAATAACTAATTCATATAAAGCACGTGCAATGTCTTTTGTTTCAACACCTTCTGTACCCAGCGCATCTACAACGGCATTAGTTTGAGCTTCCCCGACTTTTTCTTCTGCCAGGTCTGCCAATCTTGCTAAGGCATCGGCTTCTTTGCTTATTTTTTCCGACTCAACCGAATCAAGCGAAGTTGTATACTCAGTATAATCATTTTCATATTCGTTTAAATCATTATCTGTTGCTTCCCATTCATTGTAGGCTTCTTCAAATGAATCGTTATCACGGCGATTGTTGTACATAAAATCAGCAACATCAACACCGTATTTTTCTTTTAATTCTTTATAGTCTTTAAAGTCTTTTATTCGTGACTCGCCTTTTTTAATTAATGGCCGAATGTAATCCAGCGTTGCATTCGCGTCTGCCTGTGCCACAGCTTCTTCAGGTGAATAGGTTTTTTCTCCATTAATACCCGCATGAAGAATTTCTAATACTGCGTTTTTATCTAACCGTTCTCCATCTTCACCGGCAAAGCCGTATTCATGCAGTAGCTCACCAATATCGTCAACCCCCCTGCCGCCATTATGCGGAAACACTGTCTTGCCAAATACCGGCGCTTTCAGTTTTTTAATGTCTTCTGGATCTACGCCTTCGTCAATGGCACTTTGCCGATCAACCCCACCAGCTTGTGCAATGATGGAAAACGCATCATTACCACCTTTGGATAGCTCTTTTTCCTGTTTGCGTAACTGCCTTAATCCACTGCGTACATCACGAGAATTGTGCGACTCAACCAGTTCATCGAAACTACGTTCCTTTTGTTTTGGTGTTTCGTAATCAATCTGGTGTGCCGCATCAAACCAGTCTGAAGCAGACTCCGGCGCTTTCTTTTCACCCGTTTTAGTATCAACATACTCAAAATCAATACTGTTATTGTCTTTTATGCCTTGTTGGTTTTTGGCTACAAGCGTTAGTTTATCTTCTTGATCTGCCTCAATATCTGACTCGTTAAAATCAATACTGTTCTCTGTTTCACCGGCTGCCCCTTTTGCTCCCCTTACAGGTTTGCCAAAGTCACTGGTATCAATACTTGAAATTTCTTTTTCTGTTTCGCCAATCTTTTTATTATCCGCTTTAACTAATTCAGAAACATCACTATCAGGCGCAAACCTGGCTTTGATTCGTTCGTTACCTGCTTTAACCAATTCAGGATCAATATCAGTCGAAACAGGCATATCACCTTCAACGGCGGTAATATCCTCGGTATTATCGCTTTTTTGCTTAATATCTTTATTAGTGCCACCTCTTGATGCAAGCTCCCCCTTTAGTGCGCTTATTGCATCTTTTAACTTTTCGTCGCCTTTTCTTCGATTAAAAACATCTTCAGCGCTGCTAATAATCGTGTTTAGTTTTTTGGTAGGTATTAACTCAAGATTTCCCTCTAGTGTTGAGGCTATAATAATTTTTGCTTTTTTAGGGTCGCCTATTGTTCGGTTGTAACCATAAACGCCAGTGCCTACCGTTCCCCCCATGACAGTTGTTAATAAAAAAGTTGCCGGGGCGATTTCTTTAAACGCTTCAAAAACATCAGCAGGGCTTGTAAACGATCTTTTTTCTTTATCGCTCAATCCAGCATCAACGGCAACATTACCCTGCCCGATTTGGGTCACCGTTTCCGTGGCAAACTCTACGCCATATACTGAACTTAATTTTGTTACTAGCCGTGATGCAACGTTTTTTCCTAAAAACTGCCTTAAAGGCGCTGTAATTATTTTTAATCCAGCAACGTTACCAATAGCTTCCGGCACTGCTTCCCAGTAACCAGATTCATTAGCTAACCCTCTTATTGTTTTTGTGTATGATTTGGTTTCGGCATCGGTCATCGGCGATTTGCCAGTAAACTCGCGCTCTCTATTTTTAACATCAACCGCTGATGTTAAAAATTCATTTGTTGCCATTCTTTGCGCTGCCACTCCTGACGCTAATCCACCGCCAGCCCATGATGTACCAGGCACAGGGATTGGTGCGGCAGCTATAGCGCCAGTAAGCCCAGCGGCCATTGAAACAGTTGAAAAAGCAAGATTATTGCCTAATTCTCTGAAGTCTTTAGCCGTATAGCCAAATAATATTTTTTCATTAACGCCGGGTTCTGAGATACGTTTTTCGAGCAACTCGCCTGCTTCTTTTCGCCATTCATCCATCCGATTGTATTCAGCGTAAGGAGTATCACCTTCAATAACAGAGGCTACTTTACCCTTAGCATAAGTTGGCACATCGGCAATCGTTCGGGCAAATTCACCAATAAGACCACGACTTCCAGTTTTTTTCGCCACAGGCTCTTGTTCAAATGAGGGCAGGTTATTAAGCAAAGACGCATCAAAATTTGATTCATCAGAGTATGGCGCAAAAGCGTTATTTTGATTTTTGCTATCATCTGTTTCTGAGTCGTTTGAAAAGAAACCAGAAGAATCATACTGTACTAAGTCTGTAGATGGGCTACTTTCCTCTTCAAAGAAAGAAGAAGAGTCGTATTTACTGGCTTGAGCGCTGTTTTCGGGCATTTTCAATATCTCAATAGATTTATCTAAGAATTTAACCTTATATTAAATCAGCTTTCTACCATTAAAAAGCCCGAATTAACGGGCTGTAGAGGGTTTAGCTATGGAGGATAAAATATTATGTCAAAATCACAAAGCAGACTTAACAATCGCTTGTTCAGTGTCAACATGCATGGTTTTTTTAAGTTCATTAATTTCTTTTTGAAGATCAGCATTTAATGCATTGGCATCATAAAGTTGAATCGCAATATCTTCGTCAATACTAAACGCTTCTTCAAACAACGGATCAACCTTCACTTCTTCTACATCACTTGTATGTTCAACAATTTTTTGTATTTCACAAAGCGGTTTAAAAACTATATAGCCATGTTTTTCAAGATACCCTTTAAGCATATTATTTATTAATTTCATTTTTTTAACCTCTTTAATTATTACTTGCAATTGTGATTTTCTCACTATTGAGATACTTACGAATAATGGCTATTTTTTTCTTCGTTAATTTTCTGACTAACGAACTATCAAGCAAGGCAAGCCGGACTGTCTCAGGCGACAAGCCTTTCAAATTACCTGTTCTGCTATTTAATCGTTGTTTGACCTGCCGCGCCGCACCTCTAACCTTATTACCGTGTACCTGTCTTTTTCTGATCTGAGAAATGCCCCCTCCAAAATCGGGTTCCTCTGGCAATAAATCCTGTATATCTGCTTTAATTGCGTCCAGCTTTGATTTTGATTTTGTAATACCAGACGAATACCCGCCTGATAACCCCTGATCTGGCTTTTCTGGTTCGCTAATTTCGGTATCATCAGCCATTGCAACAACCGTTGTATCTAAAGCCTTGTCCAAGGTATCCTTTGCTGGGTCAATACCCGTCTGACCATGCTCTAACCCACCCTGTGCCACTGCATTTTCTGGCGCAGGCGTTTCAATTGGAGCGTTATTGGCCTTTGTTTCAACTTTATTTGCCTTAATATCTTCCTGCATTTTTTGCTGGATTATATCGTCTGGCCAACCGAGTTTTTTTGCTTTTTCATAGTATTGCTCCTGCGTCAGTTTTTTAGGCTGTGTTTCGCTTTTTGTGTTAGTTGTACCGGTCTGCTGTAGTTGGTTTAAGCGTTCATCGACAATGGATTCCAGCACAAGCCTAACTCGCTCCTCTTTCCATTCATCTTCCGGGATAACGCCTATTTCAACACCTTCTTCAAACTCTTCGTTTACAATCTTTTCTGCTTGTTTTGCATATACAAGCAAGTCTCTTTGTGCGTCACGCGATGCACCGGCTCTATCGCCATTTCTAGCAATCTCGTAAGCCACACCAAGCACCCCTATCCGGGAAGAAGCGTCAGCTTTAGATACATACTGAAAGCCCATTGTATCTAGTGCTGTCTGTGTAATATCGCCTCTTTTTGTGTGATAATCTACCCGCTCCTTACTTATTTTATTCTGTTGTGCCTGTGCTTTGCTTGCCCCGGTCTCACCACCAGCTCTAACGTTGGCAACGGCTAAACTACCGGTATTTTGCAAACCTATTTGCGCTAATTTGTCTTCCTGTGCTCGCACTGCTTTCGCTTGCTCTGCTTCCATTCTTGTTATTTCATTAGGATTTGTTATGCCTGTAAGAGCCATGCCGATTTCATCACGACTCATAGGCGCTGTTTTATCTTGACCATTTATCTGAAAAGTAATTAAATACTTACCGTTTTTGGTTTTTGGTTTTTCTATGTTTGTGATTTGGTTGCCATCATCTATCGAGTTATAAAGTGGCATTATTCCAGAAATATCACCAGAGATCATAAAAGCGCTTCTGACCTTTCTTCCCATCTCCGCTCTCTGGTAGGTTTTTTCTTGTCTGCCATAATTTACATCAGCCCGTACATAAGAATCATCGTTCCTTTCATCTAAAACTTGCTGGCGTTCACGCCGACTTTGTTGGTATTCGCGTGATCGCTCTGCATCTTCTAACCCCTGATTATAAGTTTCATCAGCACGATAATCGGCCTTAATGTTACGCATTGCGCGTGATGCACCTGTTAATACACTACCTAAACCGTATGTGCTACTCATAATAATTACCTTTAATAATAAGCATTGTAATCTGCTTCTGTGACACCGTAATCATCCCATGCATTAGTAGCGGGAGCTCTCATGTTATATATCTGACCAGCAAGCTCTAAACCACCCTGCACAATACCGCCTGCGTTCGCGGCATTGTTGTTTGCTATATTGCCGTATTGGCTGGCTATGCCGCCGTATGCGGAAAGTGAAGCCGTTGGCGATAAACTGGTTCCACCAGAGGCTTGCGTTGGCCTGTTGCCACCAGGGGCGCGACCACTGGCAACCGATAAGCGGCTAAAGTTTTCATTTTCAACCCGGTCTTTTTCATTCTCACGCGCAAGGTTAATAGCGCCAGAACTGGCTTTTGCCTCAGCTAGACCATATTGACGCTCATTACTGCGGTACGCTCCTGAATCTGGACGAACACCACGGCGCTCTAAGTTTCTTTGTTCGGTTCCACGTGCAACATCAAATTGACCGGCTACGGTTTCAGCGGCTTCACGAGTAGCCCTGTCAGTCTGATCGCGCACCCCCTCCTGAGCCATCGTAGCGAATTGTTCTTGAACCGGGCGGTAAAAGTCAGTGTATAGCTTATAATCATCCTCCCCGCGCTGTTGTGCTAGTTTTCGTGCATCAATCCCCAGCTCTTGCGCTTCTATTTCAAGCGGCAGAATGTTTTCTGAGTATTGCTCCCACTGTTCTCGTGCAAGCTGGTTTTGTTCATTTAATGCTGCCTGTTGCGCTCTCGCTGCATCACTTGCATCACCTTGCGCTTCTGCGCCCATAAGCAGGCTTGCCCCGCCTATCGCTATACCGGCTATTGCTGCTGACATAATAAATCTCCAATATTTCCAACTAAATTCAAATCTTTATGTGAATTAAAAAATAACGCCTTTTCTGCCTCAGTCACCGTTGTTTTATCGGTGTGATGAACATCCATCCATACTGTGTCTTCTAAAATATATGCAATACGCTGAACCCCTGCTTTTGATACAAATTGCGCTGGAGCAGTTACCATCTTAATACCAAATTCATCAGCAACAAGTAGTTTCCCTTTCATCACATAAACCATGCTTTCAAAACGATGTATTTTGCCAACAATAATATGTCCCGCAGGAATATGAATTTCACGCGAATAAACCCCGTCAGCAAATACATGGAATAATGGATATGGATTTTCGCCTAAATTTTCGGGCAACGATTGTATGTAATCAGCAAATGTCGTTATATCTTTTCGATTATGATACGGGCTATTAAAAAAGGTCTCAGCAACCCTTCTAATTTTGTCTTTATGACTAAGCGCTACTTCTTTACAACCAAAAGTAACAACAACAGGGTTAAAACGATAAGCTGTAACTGGATTAAGAAAACATTGGGCATTCATTTTATTTTATCCGCGTTTACCACGCCAGCATCTATCATATCCTGCACACTCGGGCGCTTAATGCTCGTGCCTACCCGGTTAACATCTCTTTGCATCCCTTCAACTTGTGCTTTTATCGCCAATAAAAACCGTTTTAAATTCGGGTCTTGTATTGATGACAAAGTAGATATTGACGGTATTTGTGTTAGTTTTTTACTCATGCTTTTTGTAAATCTGAAATGCTTTCAGCAATCGTTACTTCATGGAAGTTCATCCCACTTCCAGACAGTTCAATTTCGTATTCATCAGCGTTATAACCACCGGGCAATCTAAACGGTCTGGAATCAGTTAATGGCTGTTCATAATGCAGTTCACCATTAACATAAAGTTTAAAGGTTGCTGAAAGACTGCTGCCGCTAATATCTTTTGTTGTGTCAATGTAGGGGCCAGAACCCACCGCAAACTCTCCAACGGCATGACCACCAAATGATCCATTAACAGAATTATCTTTAGCGTCCAAAAATGCCACAACTTTGGCAATTTCAGCCGGTTTGTCTACCAGGGCAATACCACCGGCAGCCGAAAACTTAACCTGGGCTGCCTGCATGGTTGTTTGCGTTCCCAGGATAAAACGTTTTGATTTCCATTGTGCGGTAATAAAACCGCCGCCTTTGCCAAAATTAACAATAAAATCGCCATCAACTAAATATAAATTACCGTCTTCTAAATGATTATAAGCGGCTGTTGCGTAGACGCTTAATACGGTTAAGGTTGAATCTGGCTCTGAGGGATCGAAAACAAGCGCCCCCCTTCGCGAAGCCCCGCCATCATTATCCAGACCACCTTCAAAAAACACATAATAACGGTCGTCATGGACTACTGCATTCATTGACGAAGGATTGTATTCACGCCAGTCAATTTCTTTTAACCAGTTGCGGGTAATAATGCTGGGCGCACCAGATGAAGATATGTAAGCCAAGCCATCCGGGCAGGCGTATATCATGCCGTTTTTTATACTAACAATTGAACGCTTAGAAACACATGCCTGGAAAAAATCCAGTTCATCAGCACCCATAAACGCAGGATCATTGCCGGTTACGATATAAGGATTACCCTTTGTGGTAACGATAATAGTTGAACCGACTGTAGCAAGACCAACAATCTCATAAGAGAAATTTTGATCATAACCTGTCGGGAACGCATGTGGCATGAAGGGCTCAGATAAATACAAAGTATTGCCTTTAAACCCGGCTATTACCCCATTAGTTAAACCAATCAACCCTTTTATATCTTGTGGTGGACTGGTCCAGTCAATACTCGGCAGCTCTTCGCCTAAGAGCGTGTCATCAAGTGTATCGTTATGAGTGGTTTGCGCGACGGGTATTTCAGTAACGAAACGAAACTTGCCCGATACCGTCCGGTAAATCCGCTTAGTCATATTGGTCACTTGTAGATTAGCTTCACGTGTCCACGTGCCACCAGATGTATAAGTGCCAGAAGGTGACAAGGCTACACTAAACGTGGTGGCCGTTAGCCGAGTGACAGGTAAAGGATTGGCATTATTGAAGGTATCCGGTAAATCACCGGTACCAACAATGTTACTAAAATTAACATAGTCACCTGTTTCAAGAAAATGCGCGGCACTCACCGTAAAAGTGGCGACTCCACCACCTATAGCAATGTTTGTAATCGTACCGGTATTTAATGGCGCAATATCCATGACGGATAAATCCCATGAGCCATCAACAAAACCCGTTATGGTGACATGGGGCGAGGGCGCGCTTTCTTCACCCCATGCAGTGACGTAGGTGTAAACGTAATCACGGGTAATGGTGGTGCCAGAACCACCGGTCACGCTTAATGCTGGCGCATTATCCGGCGCAGGCAAGCCCAAACGATACCAGTCAAGCGGGTAGTTTGTCCCTGCGCCATTACTCGCTAATGTTAAATTAGTCGATTTAATACCATAATGACCAGAGTAATATATTCGGTCACTATCACTGGATGATAACGGGGAGCGAACCACATCAACATCTTCATTCCAGTGTAAAAATAATGGCCCGAGCTTGTGTATCGTTTGAATGTCGCCCTCTTTACCGGGCACGTCAACAATCACACTGCTGCGTAATGAGCGGACTTCATTACTCCATAAATCACAGTTTAATGCTTCTTGTGCAAATGAAGGGTGCAGTTTTCGTTTTGCATATCTTGGCGCAATACCGTTAAACTTTTTTATGCTGATTATCGACACGAGGTTTAATACTCTACGATAAATTCTTTTATTACATTAATGTCGGCGATATTTTCAATATCGTTCAAATATTGTTGTTTACGCGCTAATTTCATTTGATAATTACTGCCAATAATAAGCACGATATTTTTTGCTTCATTCAGCGTCAGTTTTTGCGCGGTATTATCTACCGCATAAAAAACAACATTATCAACCTTTGCCATTACTGCCAGGTTTTTAGCTTCATTTAATCTCACCCACGATTCAAAATCGCCGTGGTATTCAACGCCGTCTATCACAATAGGCTCTAATGTCGCCTGTTTGAATTTGTAACGGATTTCATTGTTTGCGGCCTGTTTTAAATAAGGCAGCGGGTCGATATCGACTACCGGTTCAACATAGTCAATCCACTTACTGCCTGTCCATTGCTGTGCCAATGCGTCTTTATTGTGTCGATTAAAAATACTGGCAGGCATATGTACCATGCCTTTTGGTATTTCATCGCTTTTATGGCCCTTTGATGTTATAAAATAAACATCAGGCACACCGTTTTTATCTACTTTTGTATAATACATTTTTCTTCCTAAGCATAAATCTTTTTAGCTAGAACAAGGTTTTCTAAATTAAACCCCTTTATTCTTACGTTAGTGCCGTCAGAGATTACTTGCGCTGAAGCCCTTGTTTCAGTAGTAAAAAATACTCCTGTGTCATCGTCTTCTTCCGTGTGAGAAAATAGCGTAAACAGTGCTTGCCAATCACCTGTTGGCCCATTGTGAGTTTCAACCACAACTGAATAGTTTCTTATCGAAGGATTAAGCCGATTAAATACTCTGTTTTTACCGGTTATATTCCATACCCCGACAGGTACCAATACACCGGAAGTGTTAAAAGATCTATCACTGCTTGAATCTGTGCGGTTTAAATCATCGGCAAATGTCAGCGTATTATCTTGAATATGGGATGAATTGATTGAATCGGCAGCTTGAGCTGCATTAATAGTAATATTAGCGGAGCCATCAAACGCAGCATCGCCACTGACACTGCCGCTAACGGCAATGGTTCTTGCGGTACTTAATGTATCTGCTGTGCTGGAATTGCCGCTAACGTCACCGGCAAAGCCCTGTTGTGTGCCAGTAAATAACCCGTTTTCTACTGTTTTATTACTAAGGATTTCTGTGCCGCCAATCGTTGCAACATCGGTACTTGCTGACCCTGCGGCCACTCTTTTTATTTGCTTATTAAGCGCATCAAATGCGGTGTCGGTTAAAGCTAATCCCACTGGCCGGAATATATAAGCCGTCCCGTTATCAACAAAGGTATGGATTTTACCGGCCTTAATTGAATTGGCCGGTGGGTTTGAGCCATCTTCCATAATGACTGACCTGGCAGCTAAAGCGTCCAGTTTGAGCGTACAGGCACCACCCGTACTGTTATTACCGGTTCCTATTTTAATCCGTACTTCCTGTCCTGCCGTAAGTGTGAGTGCTGTAGGGGTCATCGCAGCAAGATAACTATCCGGCGCCCCCGTATCGACGCCATAAAAGTAACTGCCGCTCTGAATGCTCGCGCCAGTGATACTGCTTAGGCTGTTATAAAATTCACTGCTTGGCCTGTTTTCAACTATATCGCCTGCATTAAAGGCCACTGTTGTTGCTGCACAGGTAAACACATCACCAAGGCGTGACGTGACTACAACAAATTCATATTCAGCGGTGATTTTATTAAACAAAAGCGCCCGGAAGAAATCACCGCCTGATGGAGCGGGAAACCTGGAACCTTCTCCGGTTTGTACAGTTAGAGCAGTTGAGCCTATTGCCGCATTACCCACTAATGTACTTGTACCAAAATTTGTAAATATTTCAGCCATGTTTATTCTCTACAAGTTCTCAATAACTTTCGGATCAACCGTTGCATCTACGGCAACTTTCTCACCCAATATCTGAAAAAATTGTGAATAATGTTTTGCCGCTCTTGCATAATTAGGCGATTTTTCACTGTCTCGACTAAATAAACGATACAAACACCATTCGACTAATGCCGGTGTATATTGCTCAATGATGGGCACATCTGTATTTTCATCCACCACCGCCACATGATTGGTAGCAAGGCGCATCTCAACATAAACAGCAGTGATGGTATGGACGGGTGGCGTAACATAATAATGTAACGGGCTGGCCGCGTTGTAGATATACTCGCTTATCTCGGTAACAGCCAGGTCATTGTGCCAGTCTGGATTAAAGGTATCGAGTTCTT